ATGATTATGGCTGGATTACTACTTACCGATAGCAAGATAAAAGGTATCAAACCTAAAGATCAGGCCTACTATGTTTGGCAGGCCTCAGCTACTCGCGGAACAGGTAGATTGGGGCTTAAAATCTACCCCTCTGGTAGAAAGGTTTTTGTTTACAAGTATCACCTTAATGGTTCGAGAAAATTTCTAACCTTGGGTGATTACCCCACACTTACTTTGGCGGAGGCGACATCAAAGGCTCAAGAATCTCAAGAAAAACTATCCTCTCCTGAAAAAGCCATCATAGAGCACGCCACAGTCGAACAACTATTTAATGATTATATCACCGATCAGAAACGTCGCGGTAAAAGAGCGTATGACAAAACTCAGTACAGACTAAATCAAGTACTGGACAGTCAGCACATTGATAGAAGCATCCCTGCAAAAGATATCACGCCAGATCACATTAAAAGAGTACTTGCTGAATTCATATCGCGTGGTGCTGTTGCTGGTTCAAATAAGGTGCGTTCAAATCTTCATGCTGTATTCAATTTTGGACTATTCGCTGACAATGACCCCGCCAAGCTAAACGATAAAGTTATTTATGGCCTCGATAGAAATCCTGTAACCGTCGTTCCACGACAAGAAGGTGCAGATAAGGCATTGGATAGGTTTCTATCATGGGATGAAATGCAGTCGATTCTGAATCTATTCCAAGTTTCTACGGTAGCGTGTCCAATCAACCCAAATTACGGGCGTCTGTTGTTGCTCTGCATTTTTACAGGTGGTCAACGCCCTTGGGAAATTATGACCAATACAAAAGATAATTGGGATAAAAAGAATAATACATTAACAGTGCCCCCTCACATATCAAAGAACGGCGACTATCACGTAATCCCATTATGTGAATCTGCCACCAAGATATTAGAGCAGCAAGTCAAACAATATCCAGACTCAGAATTCTTGTTTCCAGGAAAAACTAAAGAAGGCCACTTACTGGCGGCTGAATATGCTAAACAAATACGCAAATTTTGCGCTCGCTCTGGCTTTGATAGGTTTACTCCAAGGGATATCAGGCGAACCTTTAAGACACTTGCAGGGGAAATGGGGATCAGTTCTGAGATGAGGGATAGATTGCAAAACCACAAAAAACCCGGTGTTTCAACCAAGCACTATGACCGTTACGACTACCTGAAAGAAAAACGGGAAATTGTAGAGCAATGGGAAAGGAAGCTACTATCACTATAGGGCAGAAATCCACCCTTTAACCTACGGGATAATCCCGCATCTAAAATCTGTGTTATGCAGGAGGGCTTGAATCTAAGCCCTCTAATAAAAGCGCTGGACAAATGCAATAAATTCACTGTATTTCAGTGTATTACTTGGACACAACGAGCTGAACAAAACGACTTAACCCTTTGCCTCCGACTCACTCGTGCGCACCTCTCCATGAACTATCACTTAAATGGGCTTTCAAATCCCACATCTCCGTTTGAAACGGAAGGAAAGCGGGGTTGTCGACCAGTAAAAATAATAAAATCAATATGTTTAATCCTTTTGTCCAGCACGTAAATCAACTATTGGGATTTCCCTAATGGTTGAGCCAAAGTGACGGCCTCGAACAAATCAATGGGTTACAAAGGCAGGAAATCCCACCTTTAGCTAACCTGTTGATTTTACTCATTTCCTGCACAGAGCAGGAATTCAATTAAATCAATAAGTTAAGGTATATCAAGGTCATAAGGTCGCGTAAAAGTTTTACGTGAGCCTGTGGGTTAAATTTCATCATATGTCTGATAAATTCTATTAATTCCCCACCTGTCATTTTATGTCATCCTGCCAACAAAACATGCAACCTATCAAATATTAGTCAAGCCGTACTCTCCAGTATTGATGAACCGATTTTATTGATGTTCACGGGCGGAGAAGTATCCCACCGCCTTCATGTTACTTAGCAATTGTATTGTTGATGAAATGAGGGAATAAATATGCAAGATAAAAAACCTGACGTAATAGCCTTAGACGATGATGGCCTTGTTGTCGTTGCAACTCCACAATATGTCAAAGAAGCAATTGAAGAACACGCCCAAAGCCGCAATCATCCAGATGCCACGCTGCAAGATAAAGGGTTTGTTGTCCTGAGTAATGATGTGGGTAGTGATAGTGAAACGATGGCTGCAACACCAAAAGCAGTGAAAGCAGTGTATGATCTAGCTATCGCAAATCAAAATGCTCTCAATTCACACATGGGTGACTGCAATTTACCTGTTGGCGTCCCCGTCCCTTGGCCGACAGAAACACCACCAGAAGGTTGGTTGATGTGTAACGGTGACTCATTTGATATAGCAAGATATCCAAAACTTGCTATTGCTTATCCATCTGGTGTGCTGCCTGACTTACGCGGCGAGTTTATTCGTGGTTGGGATGGGAGGCGTGGAATAGATAACGGGCGCCAGATTTTATCGGAACAGACTGATGCGTTGCAAAATATTACAGGATCACTCGGAATGGTAAAAGGGGTTGAGGCTCCGCGCGCGAATGGAGCTTTTCAGGCGAGATTTAATACGATTGACTGGGCAGGGCATGGCGTAGGATCATTCGCTACAAACGGTGATTGGAGTTTTGATGCATCTAGGGTTGCTAGAACCGCATCAGAAACTCGCCCTCGTAACGTAGCCTTCAATTACATAGTCAGAGCTGCTTAATTCCGAGTAACCATCCAACCCGCGACTTCCTGCGGGTTTATTATGCCAATCTCATCAATAATAACCATAAAATACAGTTTTAAATTGAAATATATTTTTTATCACATTTCGATAAATTAGCGCTCTTTTCACTTCACGGATTAGGAAAATTCCGATCACATATTAAGGAAAGTTAATTAGTATGACAAACTATACAAAAATGCATGAATGATGTGGCATGTAGCTTAGATAGGATTAACGAACCTCTATCAAAGATAGGTAAAACCGAATTGACGATTCTTAAGATAGAAGCGAGTATTAGTCATATAGCACTATTTTATGGATAACTCTAGATGGCACAGGCAATTATTAATAACAGTATGTTAACATGGGCGAGAAATCGAGCATTTCTCTCCGTGCAATACATTGCTGAAAAATTCGATAAGCCTGTCGATATTGTAATTGGTTGGGAAGATGGTAAAGAGTCCATTACCTTCTCTCAAGCGCAGAAGTATGCTGATTTAACTCACATTCCTTTTGGTTATCTATACTTAAATGAGCCACCATATGAACAATTGCCTATTCCTGATAGGAGAACAATTGGTAGTATAGGTAAGCCTGTATCTTTAGAACTGAAAGATACATTAAATGATGTATTAATAAAACAAGACTGGTATAGAGAATATGCCAAAGCAAATGATTTTAATGAAGTTGATGTAGTTGGCGCACTGAGCATCAATAACTCTGTAACAGATATTGTTAATTTAATAAAAAATAGAATTAATATTCCCATACCACCAGCAAGAGGTAAGTGGACAGATTTACTTTCTTTACTGGTAAAAAAAATAGAATCTCTCGGCATTTTAGTCATGAGAAATGGCGTGGTTAAAAACAATACTCATAGGCCATTGAGTGTTGAAGATTTTCGTGGATTTTGTATTGCTGATAATTATGCACCTGTGATATTCATCAATACAAATGATGCTAAATCCGCACAGTTATTTACTTTAATTCATGAACTTGCACATCTAATTATCGGACAATCTGCTATATCTGATCTATCTAACTATTCTCATGCTAAAGAGGAGGTATTCTGCAATGCTGTTGCGGCTGAATATCTAACACCTAAAGAACTGTTTCTAAAAGAATGGGTGATCCATATTGATTTAGGGGAAAATATGGATCATATGGTGTCTACGTTTCGAGTAAGTAGATGGGTTATTGCAAGAAGAGCTTTAGACCTTAAATTGATAGCTCAGGAAGCACATGATGCGTTTATCAGTTCTATCAATGAAAAGAATCCATCAACTGGAAGAGGTGACTATGCTAGAAGCCAAAAAGTAAGGATTAGCGAGCGCCTTGCTGTGGCAGTAGCAACGCAAGCCCTAGAAGGAAAAATATTGCTTAGAGAAGCCCAGCAACTAACAGGAATTCGCCCGAATAAATTATATGCGTTTGCTCAGAAGGAGTTGGGACTTTGATTTATCTTATTGATTCCAATATCTTTATCCAAGCACAACAAGACTATTACTGTTTCGATTTATGTCCTGGGTTTTGGGATTTCATGGAATCAAAATTTGCTGAAGGACAGGTGATCAGCATAAAAAATGTATATCATGAACTACAGAAACAGGATGATGATGTGTATTCTTGGATCAAGAATAAAAAGTCTTTTTTTCAATCTGTTGATGATGAACTAACACAAAAGACTTTCACTGAAATTGTGAACTACGTTTATACCGAATATTCACCAAGACACAGAAATAGCCTTCCTCATATAGAAAAATTCCTTGGCGCAGCTGATCCTTGGATTGTGGCTAAAGCTAAATCAATAAATGCTACTGTTGTTACTCATGAAGTTAGAGACAAAAACAATGGCTGTCGTCCCAAAATTCCTGATATATGTGATCATTTTAAAGTCCCAATAATTAGAACAAAAGAAATGCTAAGAGACTTCCAGATAAAATTTATATTATCTCAATCTTCGAATTGACTCCTAGCCCTCACCCACGAGGGCTTTTCCCATCACGTCCCCACCTCCCCCTGCCTCACATTCCACACCGAATCGGCCGGCATCTGCACCATCATTCCCCAACTCATATTTTTCCCACCTTAACCCGTAATATGCCACTGCCGTCAAAGACCGCCAGTCCGGTGTGGTCTAGTGCTACCCGCGCCCCGCTTGCCGAACTGCGCATCTCAAATGCACCGGATTTTGGCAGGTTCCAGCCACCGTACGGCCAGTTATCCGAGCGCAACCCATCAGCGATTTTTGCCATCGTAATAGAGGCGTTTGAGATTTTGGCGTTAGTAATGCTACCATTCTCAATAAACCCGTCCCCGAAAAACACCTGACCGTTCTTGATTACAAAGACCGGTTCCAGTTTTCCATTATTGGGATTCACTACGGTAAACTGGTTCGCCCTGACACCGAAATGGGTTTCAACGCGACCGTTTTTCACCTCAGCACCAACGACCATGCCAGCACCATAATATTGTCCCCTGTAGTTCACGCCCGCCCCGATATCCTTGATAGCATAACCGTTGCCGTCGATATCAAAGATGGCTGTCGCTTTCTCACGGAGAATCGCCTGTTGTTCACCAAATTGCGCCTGCACCTGTTGTGCCGATTCAGCCACTGCTTTCTGCGTACTGGATACCTAAGACGACGTTGAACAATCCAGCCCGCTTGCTACCTGTGATCACGGGCATAATATGGATAACCGCCTCGCTTAATACCAGTGCGTTATCATCAGCCGCATCGGTTACCTCTTCTTTCGGGATGTGAAGGGTTTTTCTGTCGGTATAATTCAGGGCATATTGAATGGCGGCGTTTTCGTATTGCCGGAGCAAGGCATCATCAGAGGGTGAATCTATCCGGCAATGATCTTTAATCATTGAGAGGGGTATCATCCGTCACCTGTCATAAAAAGGCGGCCTGTGACCGCCTAAAAGTGTGATTAGCCTTTGGTGGCCGCGGAAACAGTGAAATCACCGTAAATGAAGGCCTCCGGACGTTTTACCGCCAGCGCCAGACGCTCTTCGCAACGAATGGAAATCATGTTTTTCTCAAAGTCGTCCGTGTTCTCGCTGGAAATCACGATGTTCATTTGTTCGCGGTCAAAAATCTGGGCGGCGGAATCAAAAGCCCCCACCAGGAACTTACCGCGGAAGGCGGCCACATCCGTAGCAATGACAGGCAAGCCCCACAAGGTCGGTGTAGTATAGCCTTGCGGGTTGGACAGCAGATAACGGCCGAGGCTGTCCTTGATCAACTCTACCGTCGCCCAATCAACAAAGTGGGTGACAATCCCCGACGGCGGCAGCAGTGCCAATTGCGCCTGCAACATAGCCAGGCGGATATCATCAATGGCGGTCGCTTTCTCCACCTTGATTTCCGCCTTGTACTGGCTGGCCTGCGGGACAATGCCCTTGATATTGCCATTCGCCCCGTCACCAAACAGGATTTGCTGTTCTTCGACAAATTTCAGGCCGTAACGCATTTCGCTGTCAATCAGTGACTTGAGCTGCCCGAAATCGTCCAGCACCTGCTTAGAGGCCTTGAACATGTGCGCCAGTGTCGCTACGGGGGTGATTTGCGTCGCAAAGGCGATGTCACTGTAAGGCTTTGCGGTGCCCTCAGGCACGGCGGCAGCTTTATTGGTGAATCCGGTTTGCTGCACCCAGAAAATGGCGTTAGAGGTGGTTGTCCCGCCAGCAATCAAATCACGAATAAACAGGCGATGCCGGGGTTTTACATCGATTTCTGGCAAGCGGTGTGGCTCGATAACGCGGTCAGGCAGTTGCGGTGTTGTCAAGGCCGCCTGCACAGGAACCGGGATGCGGCGGTTAGCGGAAATATTGCCGTTCACCTCTTTCATCAGCTCAGCAGAAATCACTTGCTGCCCCAATGTCTGTGCAACGTGTACAGCATTTTGCAGCGGCATTTGCGCAACATGTTGTTGCAGTTCACCCAATTCCGCCTTGATGGATTTTTCCGCTTCACGCAGCGTGTTCAGCTCAGCCGCCATTTTGTCAACAGACGCCTTGGTTTCAGTGGACAGGCCGCCGACCTTCTTCGCTTCGTTCAGGGCTTCTTCGGCTTTGGCGTTGAACTGACTGTTGGCCGCTTCAATTTTGGCGGACAAGTTTTGTAACATTTCAATCGTATTAGACATGGTGAGATCCCGAATTATAGTGAGTTGGGAGTAAAGTTGTTAACAGCGTTTGCCAGTTCGGCCAAGGCTGCATCGTTGATGTCATCGGCAGCGCCCGGCGTGCCGTTATTGTGGGTCGTAGCGCCCGGCATACGCCCATTTAAAGCATTTAACAGTTTCCTGCGTTCCGCGCGCGGTACGCTGGATTTCGCCAGCAACGCATCCAGTTTGCGCAGGGCGGCTTGCGGACTGTCGTTGCCGTCGTCAATCACATCAGCGGTTAACAAACCATCAGCAAAACCCTGTGTTAGCGCGTCGGTGTGGTTGATAAATGTTTCACCGTCCATCATGTTGACAATGGTATCTTTGTTAATACCTGTGCGAGCGGAATAGATATCGACCAGCGAGTCATCAAACGGCTTGAGCGCCTCAGCAACCGCGATCAGGTCATTTTTATTGCCACAACAACATGTCCAGGCGTTATGGATCATGAGGAATGCCCCGCGACCCATATTGATTTCATCGCCTGCCATCGCAATAATTGAGGCCGCGGACGCCGCGAGTCCCAGCACATTAACCGTGACTTTCCCGCTGTGGTTACGTAGCAGGTTGTAAATGGCGATACCCTCAAACATATCACCACCCGGACTGTTGATATTGACGATGATGGGTCAGGAACTGCATATTCATACCTTCCAGTGACGACGCCCAACTGGATTGCTTCGTTGAATGGCCTACCATCACGGGCGGCACCCTGAACCAGCGACAAATCTCTTCAACGCTGTAAGAGCGGCTTTGCAGCAGTTGCGCGGCTTCCGGGTTCATCGTGATATTCTGGTACGTGAGATCAGCGGGCAGCACCATCATTTTTCCGGCGTTTTTCGACCCGGTGAACGTTTTGATATGTTGTTGAATAACTTTGGTTTGGTCTTCGGTTAAATCCGTCTTCGCTGAAATGAAGCCTGAGCTTTGCAGCCCATTTTCAAAGACTTTCGCCGCGGCTTCATCCGTGGAGAGTGCCGCGCCAATCACATCACGCCCGGTCTTAATCGGGATCAGTCCACTCAGGCCGTCAATACCGAATCCCCGAATGTGCATCATGCTTTTAGCTGGGATAGTCCGGCGCTCGCCCGGGTTTTTCCCTGAACTGTCGGCGTAGCTGTATTCAATGTCACCGTTCGGTAACCGCTTGACGTTCATGTTTTGCGGCAGCAGGGGGATTAGCGCCACCAGTTTGTTTCCAATGAACTTCTTTTCGATGAACGCGTTACCCCGCAGGCAGAGACTGGCGACCACCGTTAACATGAATCGGGAGGGTGTCATCTCCAGATTGGGGCGGTTGCACAAGATAGCGTAAACAGGGTGATTTTTCGCCAATTCGCGCGAGCCGTCATCCTTTGACTTGTATAGCTTTAGCGGCAATGTTGACACGGTTTCACTGAGTAACCGAACACACGCCCACACCGTGGATAATTGCAGTGCACTGGCCCCATACAATAACCAATACAGAGCGTCTATATCTGGGCGCTCGAAATTGATTATTGCCCAATTTGCCACCGCAATCACTCCCAGAACCTCAGTCTCTCCTATTGCGGCTGGCATCCTATTCACTACAACTCACAGGGGCGAACCCATTTCACCCCACGGACGCCCATTGCTCAGATGGGGTGGAATATGAAGATGAAAGAAAATCCTGATTTATGGGCTGACATATTAAACGGCCTGAAAAACTCATGGCCGCAAATATCCGGCTCTGTTTTGGCGGCATTAATTTGTTACGGGCGCCTGATTTATGACGGCGTGGAACGAAAGAACCGCTGGGTCGAGGCACTGCTGTGTGGTGCGCTGTCATGGAGCGTATCCAGTGGATTAGAGATGTTCGGTAAACGCCCGTTACTGGTCGCTATCAGTACACAGGCACCCACGGATGCCAATTTATTTAGTATCTGGCTCGACGATGCAGCGAATTCTAACGATCCGAAAATTGTGTCACATGTTCACTCCGCACCGATGGACTTGGAAATTACCGACCCTGACGCGTGGAAAGCCGCCAATCCTGCACTGGATATCTTTCTGTCATTGGAAGAGGTTGAAGGGCAGGCCAAGCGTGCCGCCCGGATGCCATCGGAAGAGAACAGATTTCGTAATCTGGTGTTAAATCAACGGGTGTCACTGGTGTCGCCGTTCATTTCACGCAATGCGTGGATGGCCTGTGCTGGCGAACTGGAGCCTATCGTCGGCAAATGTTACGCCGGGCTTGATCTGTCGGCGGCAAAAGACCTCACGGCGCTCGTCATTATCGGCAAATCCGCGTCGGGTAAATGAAATGTTCACCCGTTCTTCTGGACACCGGACAAGACACTGTTAGACAGGGCGAAAACGGATCGCGTGCCTTACGATGTGTGGAAGAAACAGGGCTTTCTGCGTACTACACCGGGGGCGACGGTAGATTATGAATATATCGCTAAAGAGCTCGTTGAAATTACAGAACGATTCGATATCGAAATACTCAACTTTGACCGATGGCGGATCGACATCTTTAAGAAGGAAATCAGGCGGGTCGGCTTATCCCTGAAAATGGAACAGTTCGGGCAGGGTTACAAAGATATGTCCCCGGCGATGGATAAAACGGAGCAATTATTACTGGAGGGACAAATTAACCACGCCAACCATCCCGTATTAACCATGTGTGCCGCTAATGCCGTTGTTGAGCAAGATCCCGCTGGCAACCGAAAGCTCGCGAAAGATAAATCCACCGGACGTATGGACGGCATGATCGCACTGGTGATGGCTGCGGGGGCGCTGAATAACGCGAAAAGCACATCAGGTCTTGATGCCTTCCTCAAAAATCCAATCATGGTGGGTGTGTAAATGGCAAAAAAAATAGGCAAGATTAAGAGCGCCCTCCTGAGCTGGATGGGGATACCAATAGGCCTGCTGGATGGGGCGTTCTGGCAGGAATGGATAGGGGTGAGTAGCAGTGGTAAGGCGGTCAGCGCGGACAGCTACAAATCCATGCTGACCTCGACATACTGTGCGAACCGTGTCACCTGTCAGCGTGGTGATGTAGGCCTGATCTGTCTTCTTGATCTCGTGATTAATCAAATTGCCGTTCTGGGTATGTTCGACACGGGCAATAACGCCCCCAGCGACACCTTTCGGGTAAAACTCCAGACGGTACATGTCTCCCAAGATCCATGACTCTTCTACTGAACGACCATTTTTTTCTGTGATTAGCTTTAGTGCGTACATGGGTAATTTCCTCATTGCGTAGGTAACAAAAAAGGCCACTGAGTGACCTTCGATATAATTTGGTGGAACCTCTCGGAATCGAACCGAGTCCTGATGCTCTTCAGGCATCCGCGCGAACCCTCTACGCCAAAGTTCCAGATACAAAAAAAGCTACGCCATGCGCAGCCTTGAATAATGAGCCGTTCGGAATTCCTAACTATTTGAATTTGTTTCGATGCCGGAATTCCGATATCGGGATTTTGAACTACCGAGGATTCTTCGGTAGTTGGATTTACTACGGGTAGATAGCAAAAAACCCCGCGGGTGCGAGGCTTGGATACTGGTGTAGATTTGAGTAATTTATTTACCAACCCAGTGGAGGCAAAAGTTTTGGGGCTGCCCCGTTTTTTGCATTTGTTGCAATAAAACGCCTAGCCTTTGTGCCTCAGCGTTTTGATACGAAAATTCGTAATCATAAGGTCCATCCCCCTCATGATGCCCTAGTTGTGCCTTGCCAAGATTATAAGACTCATTATTAACTACTACCCGAAGTTCTTTATTCTGGAAGAGGAACCCTACCTTCTGGTAACTCCCCTTATCTTGTTTTGTAGATGAATTAATATAAAATGTGTTACTTATTTCACCCCAACTGAATGATGATATTTCCGTAATATCTATCTCATTGTTTGAAGTTATATTTAAAGCGCCCATAGTATGCGGCCAGCCAACTAGTTTATCTGATATATACCCCCAGCCCACATTCCCAAAATGACTAGATGTTTCAGTTCCTGACGTAAGGTCAAAAGACAACATGCAATCCATCAGATCCCAATCACACGCTAGCATATCTTCCTGTGTTGACTGCCAGTGTGTTGAGTTACCTGAATTATACTTCTCAATATAGGGTGAATCATCAGGTACACCAGCGAGACGTATATATTCAACAGGGAAATTCCAGTTACTACGGTATACTTTCTTACCTAAATATACCTGAACTATCGCCCACGGGAATGAGCCGAATGGTACAACCACATCTTTATTCTGGTATTGATCAGGGTTAAACGGACATTGTTTATTTTCAGACATCATTTCCTCACTTATTTATCGTTAAAGTTAAAGGTCATTTCATCCTACTGCTAAACCGCCAGTTGATATTACTTAAGGCAAATTTTTATCTCAATGGGATGCAGCCACACAGCAGCTAATACGCATGAATATGTGGTGATGCATTATAAAATCTGCCTATTCGCCAAGAGAGTAATCCGCTGGAGTGTAAATTTGAAATTTGCTGCTGATCCTGGATACCTTTACTGAATACAGGGCAACAAAAAACCCCGCCGAAGCGAGGTAAAATGTCTGAAATAAACCAGTAATAACACTATGTCACTGTTTCTCGTCTATCGAGAAAAGCCAATAAGCTACGTGACATAGCTATCACCCTTATCACAATAGCAGCGTTTTTACGTACGTAAAGATTTATTTTTAAAAGTTGCTGCATAGTTGGTGTTGGTTGATATCCAGTGGCTCTTTCTGGACGTATTTGTCCATTTCCAGTGAAATATCCAGCATCATTAACATGCCCTCAATAACACCCTCTGCCTTTTGTAGTTTCTTCCCGATATGACCATCAGAGCAATGATGGTCACATGCCAACTGCATAAACGTCTTGCCAAATACGTAATAGTCGAACAATAAATCATGAGCCTCGCTATTGTTCTTGTTCAGTCTTGCCATGCAGCCGGAAATAATGATGGCATCATCATCACAGCACTGCGGGCGTGACTTAACCTTGTTTGGGATTATGGTCAAGCCATAACTAGCATAGGCTATGACTGGTGGGATTCTGACAAAGACGAGTGGTTTGAACACGAAAACAATGAAGTCACACACTGGTGCTATATGGATGATATCCCTGCTCCAGTAGTAGAAGGAGCATTTTAATGAAAATCAAAACGAGTGCACTAACGGGACGGGCGTTGGATTGGGCTGTGGCAATGGCAATTGGAGCTAAGCCTGTTGCGTGGGAGAAAAGAGGGAAAGTATTAGAGCTACCTAATAGAGATTATTTTGTTGCCGCCGATGGTTATTTTTATACATTTAAGCCGACCACCGATTGGGCGCAGTGTGGGCAGTTGATTGAGGCGTACAAAGTTAAATCAGAACACAGTGAGCACATTTGGTATGCAAGCTGCAAAAGAAGAATGCTTGCTTTAGGTAGAACCCCACAAATCGCCATTTGCCGTGCTGTGGTCGCTGCACAATTGGGCGATGAGGTTGAGATACCGGATGAGCTGGTGGAGAAGAGCCAATCATGAGTAGTAACGAATTCACAATGAGATTCAAGGCTGACGACACTGAGGATTCTGATAACTACTCAATGTCAGCATTAATGAAACACAGTAAAGAGCAGTTAATGGAATATTACGCTATCGGAAGATTATTGCCTGCCAATGAATATTACCAATTAACAGGTATGGACGTGGCTCGCATGGCGTATGAACTGTTAGAGGCGCGGGAAAAGCTCGCTGAGTACGAAATGGGAATAAAGAAAAAAATGACCAATCACTCACTCCACCTCACTCAAATCATCGCCTCAGTCTGGGGCGATCCTGCTGATATCACCGATGCAGTATGGCAGGCAGGATACCGTAAGCCAGAACGAGGAGAAAAGGAAATCGCCGAACTCGTTATTGACGTCATGAACGGGGTGCCCGATGAGGTGCCCTACTCTGAAAGGCCAAGGAATTTGGAGGATATTCTCACTACGGAGCTGTACACCATCATTTTTGAAGGGGCACTTAGTGTTATGGCAACTCCGGCAATGGTAGCGAAGATGATTTTGTGGAATGGGTATCGGAAAGGAGGGGAGTGA